CTTCTAGCGAAGTCGAAAGCCTCTTAGCCCCGCCCGCCTTGGCGGGGTTTTTGATTCACTAATCCGCCCTTTGGCAAGGCGAAGACGGAGCCAGAACCATGGCACATGAAAGCCCACCGATTGCTGAAAGCGAGGCCATGCTTGGTTATGGCTCGCACTTTCAGATTGAAAGCCAAGAGTCCCCGACGGTCTTTGTGGATCTCGGCGAGGTCATCAACATCACGCCGCCGTCTTCGACCGTCGATCAGGTCGACGTCACCCACATGCAAAGCCCGGGTCGGCGCCGTGAATTCATCGACGGTCTGATTGATCCAGGCGAATGTTCGTTCGACATGAACTACATCCCCGGGTCGGACTCGGATACGTTGCTCCTCGCGATCCTCGACACGCCGGTCGGCGAGTCCCGGCGTCGCACCTGTCGGATCATTTATCCGAACAGCGTCATCGACGAGTTCTCGGCAAATCTGATGAACTACGAGCCGAACCTTCCTACCGACGACAAGGCGACAGCAACCGTCACCTTCCGCGTCACTGGCACCGTCACGCGGACGCCGTAGGCCCATGCCAAATATTAATCGAGGCGACGTCTCATTCGAGGCGGAGGGGAAAAGCTATACCCTCCGCTTTTCGATCGATGCGCTGTGCAATCTCGAGGAAGCCGCCGGAAAGGGCTTTGCCGCGATTGCGATCGAACTCACTGATCCGGAGCGGATGTCGGTCACGCTGCTCCGCAAGGTTCTTTGGGCAGGCCTCCTCGATCATCATCCGGATATTGATCTGAAGGCGGCCGGTGAATTGATCGTTGCTGCCGGCGGTGCGGTTGCCGTCCTAGAGCAGATCGAGAAGGCTTTCGCCGCTGCCTTCCCTGAGAAAGAGGAGGGTGCCCGCCCTCCGAAGCCGGGTCGTCCGAATGGGATTGGCCCGGCCTCTACAAAACCTGGGCAAGCCTTGGACGAGACGAAGAAGCCTTCTGGCGCCGCACGCCCCGCGAAATCGGCTTGATCCTTGCTGGATCCCGTGATGCGCGCGAGCGTGAGCATAACGACCGTGCGTGGCTGGCTTGGCACATCGAGGCTCTGCGTAGGGCCAAGCGACTCCCGAAGCTCGACCGGCTTCTCGCCAAGCAGAAGCGCCGCACAAAGCAGACGTGGCAGGAACAGATGCACATCATGAGCATGTGGGCGTCTGTGATGCGGCGGGCGACCGCCAACAGCAAGAGGCCGTGAAATGGCAGTAGGAGGCGGAGCAGTCGTCGGCGCATTGCGTGTAGTTTTAGGAGCCGATACCGTACAATTCGAGCGCGGCCTGACGCGAGCCGAACAGCGCGCCGAGAGATTCGGACGAGGGATAGGAATAGCGATTGCGGCGGTTGCAAGCGCGGCAGCCGCTGCGGGCACCGCACTTGTTCTTGCCGTTCGCGGCACGATCAATGAAGCCGACAAACTCGGCAAGATGGCTCAGTCGATCGGCGTTCCGGTCGAGGAATTGTCGAAGCTGAAACACGCCGCCGACCTATCCGGCGTCAGTTTGGAGGGCTTGGCAAAAGGCATCGGCCGGCTCAACCGAAACCTTGTCGAGAGCGCGCAGGGACTCCAGACTCCGACGCGGGCCTTCAACGCCCTCGGGATAGAGATCAGGAACACCGACGGTTCGCTAAAGACCATCAGCGATATTTTGCCTGAGCTCGCGGGCAAGTTCGTAACGCTCCGCGACGGGCCGGAAAAGACCGCCTTCGCGATGCAACTCCTTGGCCGGGCCGGGGCGGACATGATTCCGCTGCTCAACGCGGGTGAAGCCGGTCTGCGGGCGATGATGGAAGAGGCCGAGGCGCTTGGCCTGGTCATCGATACGAATACCGCGAAGTCGGCCGAGGCGTTCAACGATAACCTGACACGCCTTCGCAGGGTCTTTGACGGCATTGTGATCCGCATCACGGCCTCGCTCTTGCCGGCATTGAAAAACCTTTCCGAAATATTCGTTGCCACCGCTAAGAGTGGCGACACGATGAAGATCATCTCCGATACGATCAAAGCCGCTCTGAGGCTTCTGTCTCGTGAAGTCGCGTCGACCGTCCTGTTTTTCCAGAGGCTTGCCGCCGAATGGCAGGCGCTCCGCGAGTTCATGAAGACCGATATATTCAGCGGTCAGGTCTCGGAGAACTGGGCGAAGTTTCGCGCCGAGGGCGACAAGACGAGTGAGATGTTTGCAAATCTCGGAACGACAATAGACAATATTTTTGGGGCCACGGAAGCGACGATAGAGGACACTGCGTCAAAGGCAACGATGGCTGCCGACGTTTTTGTTGCGGCGACCGACAAGGTAACAGCCGCAGAGCGCAAGGCCGCCAAGGAAACTCTCTCTCGTCTTTCCCAGACGACCCTTGCCTATGATCGCATGGTGCAACAGATCGAAGCTGTCGGGCAGACGGTGCAATCATCGTTTATGTCGGCTTTCGACAGCCTGGTCGAAGGTACATTCAATGCTCGCGAGGCGGTCGCCGGGCTGCTCAAAGACCTCGGACGGCTTGCGATCAACAATGTCTTCCAGTCGCTGATCGGTGGAGTGACGGGCCGCCTGACCGGTCAACTCGTCTCCCCCAATATCCCGATGTTCGCGACCGGTGGATCGTTCACGGTCGGCGGCGCTGGCGGCATCGACTCCCAGCTTGTGCAACTGATGGCAACGCCGGGCGAGCGAGTGACGGTCGACAGGGGCAATGGAAATGGCGAAGGCAACGTACGGATAGCCGTCGAGGCCGTGCCGAATGCCTATTTTGATGTCCGCGTCACGGAGATCGCGCGCGGTGAGGCGCGGCAGGCTACGACGGCTGGGATCACCGGCGCCAAGCGGGCAGAATCCCGCCAGCAGCGATTGGATCAATAGGTAGTGGTTCACTATCCAGACGCGATCGAGGCGCAGCTAAACGGCGCCACGGTGCGCTGCACCTATCTCGTCGAGTTCGCCTTCAAGTCTGAAACTATGCGGCTGTGGCCTGGCTTCGGTCCGCTCGAGGCGGACGGCAAGACCTGGCAGGGGATCGGCAATATGGGCCGCATTTCGGCGCTCCGCCAAGCATCGACACAGAAGATATCCGAGATCACCGCCTCGCTGTTTGGCGACGACACGCTGCTTGAGCGGATTGCTGAAGCGATCGACGAAACCGATGGCCGCGAGATCCGCATCTTCGAGCACTGGTTCGAGGTCCGTCAGTTCGACGAGGACGGAAACTGGATCGAATGGGATCCGATCGGGACGCCGGCAAGTTTGTTTCGCGGCACGATGGGCCCACCCAAGATCGAGATGCAGCCAGTCAGGCCCGGCGAGGCGCCGGTCAGGATCGTCTCGGTGTCGGCGCAGGATCCTTTGGTCAATACGCGGCGGCCGGCCTTCGGCTACTGGTCGGACCGCGACCAGCAGGCGCGATCGCCTGGCGACAATATGTTTAAGATGATGAGCCGGGTGTCACGCATCGTCGCGTGGCCGAGCTTCTGAATGAACGGACTTCTCGCGGAATTCCTGCGCGACGTGGCAGCGAAGAGATTTCGGCTCGGGCAATGCGACTGCGCCCTGGTACTTGCCGACTGGTGGATGTTCTTACAGTCGCAGTTGTCCCCATATGCGGCGCTGGATCCGGCGGCGCATCTCAGAGGACACTACCGCAGTCGGCTCGGCTACACGCGCTTGGTGCGCCGCTCTGGCGGGCTGGTGGCGGTGGTTGACAGCATCGCAAACGCGATCGGCGCGGTCAGAACTGAAGATCCTCTGCCGGGTGATTTCGCGGTCGTCTCCTTGCCGTTGCCACATGGCGAGGCCGGTGCAATCAAAGTAGATATGGGCTGGGCGATGAAACTGAACGACGGCATCACGGTCGGACCGGCGCCGTGCCTGGCAGCGTGGCGCACTAATATGGGCGGAACCTAGCGCGTGCCGCAAATACTTGCCGGGCAGATCGGATTGCTCCTGTTCAATGCCGGCGTTTCACTTGCCGTGGTCAATGCGGTTACACTGACGATTGTACCGGCGCTGATTAATCTCGGTATTGGTCTAGCCGTCTCGGCTGCGGCTGCTGCGCTGCAGAACCGGCGGACGCCGATCATCAAACCGTCCGACGGTCAGCAAGAAATCCGCCAAGAGGTGCCGCCGCGGCGCAAGAGCTATGGCACAGTGAGGTTGTCCGGGCCGATCTTCTTCTCCGAGACGGTGCTGGCCTCGCAGGAGCTTCTCTATATCGGTGTGCTGGTCAATCACGGCCGCATAGGCTCTTTCATCGATTACTGGATCGACGACAACCAGGTCGAGATCGACGGCTCCGGCAACGTCACGACGGCGCCCTATACCGATGTCGACATACTGACGCGGCTCGGCGCGGCGGCCGAGACGCAATACCAGCAGATCGAGGATAATTTCGCGGTCTCGGAATTCCGTGGCGACGGCACGGCGAGCGTCTTGATCATCTACGACTCCTTTGCCGACGCCGAGACCCAGCTCGAAAACTATCCTGGCGGCATCCCGCGCTTCCGCACGACAATATCTGGCTCGGTCGTCTATGACCCGCGCGACCAGGCGCAGGATACCGACGATGAGACAACATGGGAATCCTCCGACAACCCGATCGTTTGCCTGTTCACTTATTGCTTCCTCGATCCCGACGGCTACGGGATTCCCTTCTCCTGGGTCGAGGACAATCTCGCTGAATGGGAAGCGGCGATGGATTCCTGCGACGAGATGGTGACACTCGCCTCTGCGGAGACCGAGAAGCGCTACCGCCTGGCGATGAGCTTCGACCTCACCGAGGATCCGAAGGATGTGGCGCAGCGCATCCTTGCCGCCTGCGATGGGCGTATGTGGCCGAGGCGTGACGGCTCGATGGGGATTTCTGTTGGAGTGTTCGAGACGCCGACGATCACGATCGGGCCGGAGGCGATTGTTGGCTGCGAGATGCAGCGCGGCCGCGACCGGCTCGACAAGATCATGGGCGTCAGAGCGCAATACATGTCGCCAGACCACGACTATCTCGAGCAGGAAGCCGATCTCTGGCCGAACGGCGCTGACGTTGTCACCTTGGTCGAAGAGCGGATCGCCTCACTTGACCTAACTATGGTGCCAAGCCATTCGCAGGCGCGACGGCTGATGAAGCGCGAATATGTGCGCAACACAGGCGGCTGGCACGGCACGGTGATCTGCAATCTCGCTGGGATAAGGGCCCGCGACGAGCGGTTCATCCGCCTGGTCGTGCCGGCGCTCGAGATCGATGAGAGCTTCGAGCTGATCGACTATCTGCAGGATCTCGACGAGTATCGGGTCACGCTTGAGGTCTCGGCAGTGCCGGCCTCAATTGACGACTGGGATCCGGCCGAGGAAGAAGGCACACCGCCGGACACGGCGCCGGGGCTCGAGGAAGCCGAGATCGACCGGGAAGCCGGCACCGATATCGGCAACATGACGCAGGGCGGCGGGCTCGCCGCGGCGTTCGACGGCGAGACAAGCGAATCGCCGAACCAATGCTCCCGCCAGGACACGCCGGGCTGGGTCGGCAAGACGCTCGCGGCGCCGACGCGGATAGCGCGGGCGCGGATCTATTCGTCCAACAATAGCGGGTATTGCGAGGACGACGGCGCCGGCCAGCCCAATATCACCCTGCAACTCTACGCCAAGCAGGGCGCCGCACCTTCGTCGTCGACAGACGGAACGCTGCTCGGCTCGACCGGGTCGTTCGGCGATTCGAACACCAGCCTGATGACGCGGGACATCATCTCGAACGACATCGCGACCGAATACGACCATGTCTGGGTGCGGGTCAGCAAGAGCAGCGGGGCGGGCGAGCGCATGCTGATCGGCGAGCTACAACTCTGGGAATGGCTGGTATGATGGTTAATCTCCTGCGCTGGCCCTCGGCCCTGAAATGCCGTGGCATTGCTTTCAACCGACGCGGCCAGGTGGTCGGCGGCCCGGTGTCGCTGTCCGGCCGGACGATGATCGGCAGCTATGACGGCGGCTACTGGATCGCCACTGTCGACATCGCCGCGATCGACCAAGGCGACCAGGTGTTGGCATTCCGGGCGCTTCGTGCCGAGATGGAAGGCGGAGCGCATCACCTTCTGGTGCCGACCTTCGACGAGGGCCAGGCACCGTGGCCGGCCGCCGGCGGCTACGACGCCAATGTCAACGAGCCGGAGGAATGGTCGGACAGTACGCTGTGGTCGGATGGGACCGGCTGGTACGCACCGGAGATTCTGGTCAGCGTTGCCGCGGCAGCGTCGCTACGCGACACCTCGATCGTCATCGGCGTCGCCGTGGCCGGGACAATCAAGGCCGGTCAGTATTTCTCTCTGCATGGCGGTCACCTGCATGAGATCAAGCGCATTATCGCCGTCAACGGAACCGAGAGGACGATCGCCATCTCCCCGCCGCTCCGCGCCGCAATAGCAATCGGCGAGCGCGTTGAGTTCGAACGTCCTACCTGCCGGATGAGGCTGTCCGAGGAAAGCGAGGCCGATCTAGCGCTTGGTCTTCTGTGGCAGGGCGCTCCGGCTATGAGTTTCGTCGAAGTCCAACCCTAAAAGATCGAGCAGGACCGCCATGGCTTTTTTTAGCAACCTAATCGCGAGTTTCCTCGTAGATGCGGATCAGCCAGACAAGGCGGATTTCCGCGCCTGGGGCGCCGAGGTCGAGGCGGCAATCGAGGAATGGTTCGCCAGGAAGCGGCTGTTCAAGTTCCAGGCTTCCGACGAAGCTGGTGGCAACGTCGACACGGCGCAGCCATGGTTCCCGACCGCCGGCGGGGTGCTGGTTTCAGCCGGCCAGTCCTACGCGTTCAAGGGGCAGCTCCGCCTGTCCCGGGCGGCGGGCACGGTGTCTCACACCACCGGCGTCTTGTTCGGCGGCACGGCGACGCTGACCCAGATCTCCTACCTGGCGCGGTGCAAGGAAGGCGACGCCAACACGCTCGCCGACCTCTCGGCGATCTGGGCGGCGGCGGCGACCGAGCTGGTGGTCAAGGCGGCGTCGACCTCGACGACCGAGCAGATCATCATCGAGGTTGAGGGCATCGTCGTCATCAACGCCGCTGGCACGCTGATCCCGCAATTCCAGTATTCGGCGGCGCCGGGCGGGGCGCCTTCGGTGCTGACCGGCAGCAATTTCTTCCTGAAGCCGCTCGGCGCGGCGACCGAATACGGCACATGGGCGTGACGTCAGCAATCAACCGGCAAACCGGACAGTTCGTTGCGAATGTTCGCTCGCCAGGCCTCAATTCGCGTGACTGGATCATCAACCCGGATCTCACCGCCGTCGTCGACGTGCCAGAGAAATACTGGCGGATTGATGGTGATCGAATCGTGGAGATGGACGCTAGGGAACGCGAGGTAATCGACGCGAGAGAACTAACGGCAGCAAAAGCAAAACTCACCGAGTCAATGACAAGGACCGATATCGCGCTTTTGGCATTGATAAATGAGATGCGGCAGCGTTCCGGACTGCCGGTGTTGAGCATTCCTGAATTTATAGACGGGGCAGTTGAATGACGAACCGCGTCGATTATGAAGTGGCCCTTGAAGTGGCTTCTCACGAGGCCATCATTCGTCAGGCCTACAAGGACTCTGTCGGCAAATGGACGTGGTCGGTCGGCCTGACCGGCGCCACCGGCCATTCGGTCGAACGCTATATTGGAAACCCCCAGCCCCTTCAGCATTGCCTTGATGTCTATGTCTGGGCGCTCCGTTCCTATTCCGATCAGGTGCTTGAAGCCTTCGGGTCAACCGAACTCACCAAGGCGCAATTCGCCGCGGCGGTTTCATTCCATTGGAATACCGGAGCGATCAAGAAGGCCTCATGGGTGAAGCACTTCAAGGCCGGCAACATCGCCGCCGCGAAGTCGGCCTTCATGGCTTACAACAAGCCGCCTGAAATCAAATCGCGGCGCGCCAAGGAGCGTGACCTGTTCTTCGACGGCAAGTGGTCGAACGATGGCCGGATGACCGAATACACGCGGCTCACCGCCAAGGCCATGCCGGTCTGGGGCAGTGCCGTCAGGATCAACGTCACAAAGGAATTGATGGAGGCGTTCGTCCAGACCGTCACGCCTCATCTCGACACCAGGCCAATGCCGGATGCCGTGGTTGAAACGCCGACGCTGTCCCCGGTGGCCCCGGTCAAGCCGTTGCCCGCCGATCAGATGCCGCCAGACGTACCCGCCCCTGAGAGGCCACAGCCGCCCGTGGATGCCGTTCTCGACGATCACGGTGAGGACG